AAATATATTAATAATAAATAATTAATATTTAGTAGTGTTGGAAATTGAGATAGTTTAATTTTAATATTCAAGATGTTTATGGTATAATAGATATATAAAAAAAGACTAACATAAGTTAGCCTTTAATAATTCATCTTAAATGATTCAATAAAGAAAGGGTTAATATAAACCACATCAGAATTAATATCATTACTAGTATGGACTTTTATAGAAGGGTTACTTTTTCCTCTTAACATTGCGTTCACGGAAGAATGAGTGTATTTTTCATCTTCAGTACTTATTAAAAAGAATGTTTTACCACTATTCATTGTTAATTCAATTGATTTTATCATAAAAACTCTCCTAACTAAATTTATTGAATATAAACGATAATATTGCACCTAGTATCAAAAGTAATACTTTTTCTGTAGTATCACGTTTCTTATCGTCTTTTACCTTTGTACTTTCAGATAATTCTTTTATTTTTTCATCTAATCTTTCTAATTGTATATAGATTGTTGATTGCTTCTCACTAGTAACAGCTAAATCTTTATCTAGGTTAAGAATCATACTACGTAATTCTGAAACTTCTTTTTCTAGGTTTGAATAAGTATCTTTATCAATGTAGCCTTTTTCTTGTATTTGATTTCTTATTTTATCTATTTGATTTAATAGTGTGTCAATGTCGTTTTCCAATTTCTTTCACCTAAACTTTCAACGGGGCTACAGAGTGAACATCATAATTTTCTATAAAATTCTGGATGACTTTATTATACTTTTCAGACACTATTTTACCATAAGAAGTTTTAACATCAATAGCAAATCTTAATTTACCGAACTCTTTTAAATCTATCTCTATATTAACTATATTAGGGTCATCGGAAGGAAGGTAATAATAATCGAATGAAATAATAGAGCCATTAGATAGTAACCTAGTGATTCGATAAATATGGAAGTACTCTCTATTAGTATCAAAGTGAGCTAACGCATCCACAAATTCTACTTTTAAAATATCTTTGTATTTTGTCACTTCAAAACAACCCTCCTTAATTTTTTATTTAATCCTGGGTTAAGAAGACAATAACAACAGATAATAAAATAACTAAATTCATACATACAATAGGTAATAATTTATGTGTAAATATAAAATATAGATTACATATAGATAGTAAGTATATAAAAAAAATAAAAATAATATTTTTTAGTAAATTTATATTATTTTTATATACTATATCTTTAGCTATCCTATAGTTTAATCTTGATATTGATGTAAAGTAAAAAAAGACAAGGGGTAGTGATACTATTAACAATAATATTGACATTATATAGCAACCCCTATTAGTTATATTTTTTATTACAACAATAATATAACATAGTAAGACCTTTTTGTTAGATTAGTATATGTATTACATTTTTTAACATTAGGAAGTGACAAATATTTTGACTAATAACATGAAATATTTTATATTTAAGTTTTTAATAGTATTAGATTTGTTGATTTTACTACTATCTATAGCAAATGTACTTTCAATATTATTTAGTTTAAGACCTCAAGCAGTACTTATATATGCTATAACAGGTATAGCATTATCATATACTAGCTCAAACTTTATAGATAAGATATACTTAAAGAAAGAAGACCCTCTACCAGAATACATTTTAAAAGAAACAAATGTTACTAGAGAAGAAGTAGAGATAATGAAAGAAGTAATAGAAGAGCAATTAGGTGTATCTTATGAAGAAGTAAAAGTAAGAGCTAAAGTAAAGGAAAGATTAAAACGTGAAGAAGATAGATATTAAAGAGAAGAGACGAAGTATTTTTAAAGACGCACCTAAAAAAACACTTATTAGAAAAGGTGATAAGAGAATATCTAGTCCTACTAGAGTATGTGGTATTTGTGGAGAGCCTTTGTCTGGAATGAAGTATAGTAACGGTCAAGTATTTGCAAAAAAGAATCACTATCACATAAGATACTCCAATCTTCTGTATATAGATATTTGTCAAGACATTAACACGTGTTATAAAAATTTAGGATTGGTGTGATATTATGGGAGTTAAAGATATAAGAACAAATGTAAATAAGAAAAAATCAGAACAAGAAGACGCTAGAAAAATGATAGCAGACGGTTTTATGTCTAGCATACAAAAATTAATGATAGACTTTAATAATAAAGTAGAGTCTAATCAAATAGAGGTTAAAGACCCTAATGATTTGTATAAACTTTTTGTTATATTCTCACAAATGCAAGAACTATCAGGAGCTACTACAGAAGGTGGAGGAGCAATACCTGAAATATCAGGTAAACAACAAGAACTCTTTGAAAATGTTATAGACCAAAATAGTGATAGTGAAGAAAGTAATCAACTAGATTTACAAAAATTATCTGAGTTATCAGCAGACGATATAGCTAATATGATTTCAGAAAAAGAGCAAGTAATGAACCAAGAAAACTCAGAAACATTTTAGGGGGATACTTATGGATGGTAAAGAATTAATAAAAATGACACAGGAAACTTTTAAAACAAAAAATGTTACTCGAGAACAATTAGACCATATATTAAATATGCTTAATCCGAGTACATATATGTTAAAGTATCATACACTAAGAGGACATCCTATTACATTCAGTATACCTAATAGAGATAGAAGTAAAGCACAAGCACATAGACCTTGGCAAGTTAAAATAGTAAATGATACTCATCCTAACAAAGCAGTAATTAAGTCACGTCAGCTTGGATTAAGTGAGATGAGTGTAATGGAAATGGTACATTTTGCAGATATGTATAGTTTTAAAAATGTAAAATGTCTTTACACATTCCCTAAATCTTTGGGGAATTAAAACTCTGTTAAACGGTCACAGGGGAATAATGAATAACCTGGTAAGAGAAGCTAAGTCCTAACGGATAGAGCCGATACCGTACGTTAAAGATATAGAAAAAATATTATAGTAAAAATAAATAGTAAAAAGGATGTTAATAAAAAAAAATGAATTATGATATTAAAAAATTAAATGAAAACTTTAGAAATATCCATAGTAGATATTATATAGACAGTAATGGTGTTGTGTATACATCTATAAGTCAAAATACAAAAAAAATATTTGTAGAAGGTAGAAAGGTAAATATAAATAAGTTTCGAAGAGAAAATATAACAGAACTTAATAATACAAATAAACTTATTATAAAAATACCAGAAACTAACAATAAGTATTATATGCTAAATGATGGTACTATTTTACAAAGAATAAAAACAGTTAAAAAAACACATGGAGCTATTTACGTTTGTTTGATACTTGTTGATGGTAGAGACAGAGGTACTTATAAATCTCTATCTAGATTGGTAGCAGGTTCATTTTTAGGTTCTGTAGAAGGTAAAGAAGTACATCATAAAGACAGAGATAGAACTAATAATAAAGTTAGTAATTTAGAAATTCTTACTTTTGAGGAGCATAGGAGTAAGGATAGTTATAAAGAAAAACATCCTAATTTGACGTCTAACGACTAAATTTACTGGTAAGCAATTAAATGGAATTGTGTAGAACAGTATAAAAGGAACAAAGTTCCGTAAAGCAGAGAACTTAACACCTAAATGTTGAGTTAAGATATAGTCTAGTCCGTTTTAAATACTATGAAAATAGCGGTAGAATCGACACAAGAACAACTTAAGAAATTCGTTCAGTCAAGACTTAACCCTGTCTTAGAGAAATCTTATTTTAAAGATATAGTGAATTGGGATAAAGACTCTTTAGGATATAAGCAAATAAGAAACTCTAGTCTATTCTTTAGAACGAGTAGTAAACCAGGTTCAGTTGAGGGTGTGGATATTGACTTTTTAGCTATGGATGAATATGAACGTGTTAACTCACTTGCTGAATCATCAGCACTTGAATCTATGTCAAGTTCACCATTACACATTGTTAGAAGATTCTCAACACCTTCAGCTCCAGGTGTAGGTATTCATAAATTATATCAACAATCAGACCAATGGTACTATGCACATATTTGTCAACATTGTGATTATCATAACGAGATGAAATATGCTCCTTATGATGAGAATAATTTAGAACAAAGTGGTAACTTATTATTGGTTAATCCTGAAGGTATTGATGAACAAGCAAAAACGGTACAAGATGGAACATACCAATATGTATGTCAAAAATGTGGTAAACCTTTAGATAGATGGTATAATGGTGTGTGGGAATGTCGTTATCCTGAACGAACAAAAAATAATTCAGGTATTAGAGGGTATTATATATCTCAAATGAACGCTGTATGGATTTCAGCAGACCAATTAGTAGAAAAAGAAATGAACACAGATTCTAAGCAAGCATTTTATAACTATTCTTTAGGTATGCCTTATGAAGATGTTAAAATGCGTGTTCTTGAAGAGGATGTATTTGAAAATAAATCACCTGTTGCTAAAAAACAAATGTTTAACAGAGGTAATTATTCTTATATTTCTGTAGGAATTGATTGGGGAAATCACCACTGGGTTACAGTTCACGGTGTATTGCCTGATGGTAAAAAAGATTTAATAAGATTATTTTCTGTTAAGAAAAACACAAGACCTAATATGGTTGAAGCTGATTTAGAAACAATTATATGGGAAATTTCTAAATATGAACCAGACATTATCATAGCAGATAATGGGGATAGTGGTAATAATGTCCTAAAACTTATAAACCATTTCGGAGAAGATAAAGTTTTTGGATGTACTTACAATTCCAGTCCACGTTCTACAGGACAGTTACGACCTAAATTTAATGAAAAAGATAATACGGTAACTGTTGATAAGCTTATGCAAAATAAGATTTATATCCAAGGACTAAAAACAAAAAATATACGTATGTATCAAGAAGTAGATGATGACCTTAGAACATATTTAAAACATTGGCAAAATGTTTTAATTATGGATGAGGAAGACGAGAAAAAAGAAGAAATGTATCAAGTAATTAAACGTAAAGGTGACGACCACTGGGCACAGGCAAGTGTATATGCAAATATCGGATTAACAAGAATACAACAGTTAATACAACAAGGAAATGGTACAGCGTTTAATTCTACTTTTGTTACTACTAATTATAATTCAGGAAATAGTAATACAAACTATTATATAGATTAGGTAGTGATTTAATTTGACAAATGAGTTTATTTATGATATAATGAAAAAAGATAATGAAAGTATGGATGAAAATAATCTATACTTTCTTACAGGTAAATATTTTAGTTTTGATGAAGTTATTAATAACGAAGAAACATTAAACAAAAAATATAAACATTTATACAAACCAAATGGTTTTAATAGCTTTTATGATATGGTATTGTTTTGTAAATCAAATACTGAAAAAATAACCAAAGGCGGAGATAAAGATTTATCTAATTTGAATAAAGTTAAACGTAAAGTAATTAGAAACGGTAAAGAAGTAGAAATGACTATTTACGAAGACGGAAATTCAAAAGATAAAGAGCAACAAGATAAACAACCTGAAACTAATAATAACTCAGCTATAGGTTCTTCAGTTGAAGATAATGGTGGTATAAATGAAAAAGTAAATCCAGAAAGATTAGCTACATCTTTGTCTATACTTAAAAATAAAGGTGTAAATACATCTCATTTAAAAGAAACATCTTCTATTTATAAAGTATTCAATAACGGTGAGGATGTTATAGGTATAGCAGAATATAATTTATATGACAAAGAAATAAAATTAGAATCATATATTAGTTCACCAGAATCTAGCGGAGTAGGATTACGTTCTATATTTGAACTTATAAAACTAGGTATAGATAATGAAATGGCAATATCTATATATGATATACAATTAAAAGAAGCTATTAATTATATAGATTATCTAGGTTTTAAAAAAGTTAAAGATAGATATTTAATGACTAAAAAGGAAGTTCAAAATTTTGTAGGTGATAATGATGTTTTTGTTTAATTTTATTGTCTACACTGTTTTACTTATACTATTTATTTTAATTGATATTAGGTTTTATTATAAAAGAGAAAAAAGTAAAATTTATGAAATTAATATTGCAAGAGAACTAAAATCAATAGAAAAAGATATAAAAGATTTATTAAATTAAAAGGAGATTTATTATGGAAAAAAATACATTAACATTAGAAGAATCTATTACACCTATTAGTGGTGAAGAAAAAGAAAAAGCATTACAGGAGTTTAGTGATTTAGCTTGTAAACTTATGGCTACCCTGTATGAGACTTTAAACTTGTTTAGACAAGACCCACCAAATAAACTTGATTCACATATGTTATTATTTCAAACAAGATTAAATGATGAGCTTACAGGTGAGTATCATAATAAAATGTTTGAGATTGCATTTAATAAACGTCTTAATTTAGATGAGTATACAGAGAAAATTAAAGAAGATGTTAAAAAAGGTAAAGCACTTCCTTTAGGTGACATTGTAATTGAAGACTTTTATATGAGTAATGTACTATCTGGAAATGAAGTTCAATTAGGATTAAACTTTATGTTAAGAGAAAATTACGAAGAAAAGCAACGAATTAAAGAGGAAGAAGAGTTAAAATTAAAAAAAGAAAAAGAGAAATTAATGGAAGATAATAAGTAATTTAAAGGGTAGATATACTACCCTTTTTTTGCATGTTATATTATATATAGTATAATAACATATTTGAGGTGGGTATATGCTCAGTATAGATTTTAATTTAATAACTTCTCTATCAGTTATTGTCCTTAGTTTGAGTGTATTATATATACTTATATATTCTTGTGCTAAAAAAAATAAATCCTTTTTTGTAAAATTAATTAATTATGTTATACTATTAGTATCATTTTATTTTTTAGTTTCAATGTTTCAAAAAACATCTGATATTATTAAAATAGACGTTATAAATACTATAGAAAATACAGAAAAATATAATGGCTTTTATAATCCATTTGTTATCGTAGGAACAGGAACGATAGGTACTATTATTGGTTTTGTATGGTATAAAATGGAAAAGTACGTTAAAGAGAGAAATATAAAAGCAACGAAAAAGGAAGAAGATAATAGTGATATATTCAAAAGATAGTAAATGGGATGAAGCTAAAGAATTTATTAAACAACAAGGTATGCAAGATAATTGGATAGAAATAGTTGATTATTACAGACAAATTGGTGGAAGACATGTTGCTGTATTTATTGCTATAGATAAACAAAAGTATATGATATTAGAAGCTACAAAAGATAATAGAGTTATTTTATTAGACAAAGACAACAACATATTATTAGAGGATTATGATTTAGTAACAGAAAGTAAAAAAATGTTTTATTATATAGAAGAACCATTTGAATATAAAATTAATTTACCTAAAAATATAAGTGAATTAACATTTAATAATACAATTGTATTATCAGTGGTTAGAAATGGTGGTGACAAATAACTTGGCAGATTTATTTAAGAGTTTAAGACTAGGTAAAGACTATACCGATAGTTATGGAGCGGTACCTATAGATAATGATTTACAAGCTAATATAAAAAAAATAGAACAAGATAATGTTAATTTAAATAAGAGCATATCAAAATCTCTATATGGTAATCAGCAGGCATATGCAGAACCTTTTTTGTCTTTAATGGACACTAATCCAGAGTTTAGAGATAAAAGAAGTTATACAAAGAATGAGCATAATTTACATGATGTTCTTAAAAAGTTTGGTAATAATCCTATACTAAATGCAATTATACTTACTAGAGCAAATCAGGTAGCTATGTATTGTCAACCTTCTAGATATTCTGAAAGAGGATTAGGTTTTGAAGTACGTATGCGTGATTTAGAAGCAGAACCTGGTAAAAAAGAAAAAGAAGAAATTAAAAGAATTGAAGAATTTATATTAAATACAGGAAGAGATAAAGATGTAGATAGAGATTCTTTTCAAACTTTCTGTAGGAAAATAGTTAGAGATACTTATTTATACGACCAAGTTAATTTTGAAAAAGTATTTAATAAAAAGAATGGTACTAAGTTAGATAAGTTCATAGCTGTTGACCCTAGTACAATATTCTATGCTACTGATAAGAAGGGTAAAATTATAAAAGGTGGTAAAAGATTTGTACAAGTTATAGATAAAAAAGTTGTAGCTTATTTTACTTCTAGAGAACTTGCTATGGGTATAAGAAACCCTAGAACAGATATTAATGCTTCTGGATATGGACTTTCTGAAGTAGAGATAGCTATGAAAGAATTTATAGCTTATAATAATACTGAAAACTTTAATGACAGATTCTTTAGTCATGGAGGAACAACTAGAGGTATATTACAAATAAAAGCAGACCAACAACAATCTCAACATGCATTAGAAAATTTTAAAAGAGAATGGAAATCTAGTTTCTCTGGTATTAATGGAAGTTGGCAAGTGCCTGTAATGATGGCTGATGACGTTAACTTTGTAAATATGACACCTACAGCAAATGATATGCAATTTGAGAAATGGTTAAACTATCTTATTAATATTATTTCAAGTCTGTATGGAATTGACCCCGCTGAAATTAACTTCCCTAACAGAGGAGGAGCTACAAGTTCTAAAGGTGGAAATACATTAAACGAAGCAGACCCGTCTAAAAAACACCAAGCTTCTCAAAATAAAGGATTACAACCTTTATTAAGATTTATAGAAGATTTAATAAATAGACATATTGTATCTGAGTATGGAGATAAATATACATTCCAATTTGTTGGTGGAGATTCTAAATCTGAAAAAGATAAAATAGAAATACTTAAAGCTAAAGCAGAAGTAGCTTTAACTGTTAATGAAGTAAGAAAAGAATTAGGTGAACCACCAATCGAAGGCGGAGACACTATACTTAACGGTGTATATGTACAAAGAGTAGGACAAATATACCAACAAAATCAATATGAAGATGCACAAAGAAAAGAAAAATTAGAAATGATGCAAAATGTATTAAGCTCAGAAGGAGAAGACCAAAATACAGAAACAACAAATGAGCAAGATACAGAACAAGAAAGTAATGAAGTAGGTAAAGACGGACAAGTTAAAAATCAAACAAATACAAATCAACAAGGTATGACAACAAGTAAAAATCCTAATAACGAAAAACCTGAAGATTTTAAAAAATAATTATTAAATTAATTTTGTAAACTAACTAATATGTGGTATAATATACATATTAGTTAGTTATTTTTATTATATTAAACTTAAAGTGTTATATTATACATAGAAAATAATAAAATTAACTAGACAAGTGAGGTGTAAAAACCTTTGGAAGAAATGAAGTTTAATGCTTTTGTTCCTATGGACTTATCAAAATCTGTAAGCACAAAAGAGGATACAGAACAATTTTCTAAAGTTTCAGGCTGGGCTAGTACACCAGCATTAGATTTACAATCAGATATTATAAACCCTAAAGGAATTGACATAAGTTATTTTAAAGAGCACGGTTATGTTAACTATGAGCATAATCAAGATGAAGTAGTAGGTTTCCCTACAGATAATTGCTATGTTGATGTTGAAAAAGGATTATATATCGAAGCTAACTTATTTAAAGATAACGAAAATGTTATTAAGATGTTAGACTTAGCAGAGAAATTAGAAAAATCTGGAAGTGGTCGTAAGTTAGGTTTTAGTATTGAAGGTGCAGTAAAAAAACGTAATGTAAATGATAACAGAGTTATTGATGAAGTAACAATTACAGGTGTCGCTTTAGTTAAAAATCCAGCAAACCCTGAGGCAACATGGGAAAGTTTTGTTAAATCATTCTTAACAGGACATGGAACTACACCTGAAACGCAAACAGACGCAGGAGCATTACGTAGAGAATCTTTAGCATCTAGTATTACAAACTTAACATATGTAACTAAGATTAAAGATTTGAAAAAATTTAATGATACTTGGAATAATATTGTAGAAGATTTGAATAAATCTAATCAAATGGGTTATGAAGAATCCATTATAACATTACAGCTTGCTAAAGGTCTTTCAAGAAAAGACGCTGAGTTAGCGGTAATGCAAATTAGGAAGGAGCATTTATAATAATGGCTAAAGGATTATCAAATATCTTAGAAGAATATGATAAACTTAATGAATCTATCACTAAGTCTCAAGAAGACAAAACAGAAGATACAGAAACAAAAGATAATGTGGTAGAAGAAACAGAAACACAAACAGCTGAAACTCAAGCTACAGAAAATAAAGAACCTGAAAAGGTAACTGAAGAAGATTCTAAAGAAGCTCAAGAAGAAGGAGAAAAATTAGAATCAGAAGGTACTGAAGATGTAAGTCCAGAGAAAGACGATACAGTAGAAAAATCTAATAAAGAATCAAAAGACCCAGTAGACCATAAGGATACTAAGACTGAAGATAAAGATAACGAGAAACGTAAAAACAAAAAAGAAGATAAAGATTCAGAAGAAAAAGAAGATTCCAAAGAGGATAAAGAAGATAAGAAAGAAGATAAAGACTCTAAGGACTCTAAAGAAGATAAAAAAGAAGGAAAAGAAAAAACTTCTAAATCAATTTCTGATGAAGATATTCTTACAGGTTTCTCTACAGTTTTAAAATCTTTAGAAGCTCTTTCACAAGAAAAAGAACAATTTGTTACTAAATCTGAGTTTAAAGAATTAAATGATAAGTTAGATGCTGTATTAGATAAAAAAGAAACAGAAGCAACAAATGTTGAAGAAACTAAAGAAGATGGAAACCAAGAAGAAGAAACAACTCAAAAATCTGTAACTTCAACTACACAAGAAAACGAAGGTAAAGCTGAAGGCTTTGTTAATAAATCTGTTGATACTGAAACATCAGAAGCTGACGAAGTATCCGAAGGTAAATCAGAACAATCAACAGAAAGCTCACAAGAAGAAGCAGAAACTTCAGAAGAAGGATTAACTCAAGAAGAACGAAAAGTGTTTATGGATAAATTTAAAGAGCAAGCTTCACGTAAAGATAAGAACTATGCTCATTTAAATAAATTACGTCAAGCTTATACTAACGTAACAGCTAGTCCTGAAAGAGCTACAGAAAATGACGTAGAATTAATCAAAGATTTTATTAAATAATAAAAGTATACAAAATTGTGTTATATTATACAATGTAATTAATAAATAAAAAACTAAAAGGATTTAGGGGTTAATCACCCTACTTCCTACCTTATATAATAAAAGATGAAAGGTGATTAACTTTTATGGCTAACGGAAAAAAATTAAATGCTCAGCAAAACCAATATGCTGATGCGTTCCAAGAAGAAGTAGTTAAATCGTTCCAAACAGGACACGGTATTACTCCTGAAACACAAATTGATGCAGGAGCTTTAAGACGAGAAATTTTAGACGACCAAATCTCTATGTTAACATGGACTAATGACGATTTGATTTTCTATCGTGATATTGCACGTAGACCAGCTGAATCAACAGTAGTTAAATACGATGTTTATTTACGTCACGGTAATGTAGGACATTCACGTTTTGTTCGTGAAGTAGGGGTAGCACCAGTAAGTGACCCTAACATTCGTCAAAGAACAGTATCAATGAAATATGTTTCTGATACTAAAAACATGTCAATTGCTAGTGGTTTAGTTAACAACATTCAAGACCCAGCACAAATCTTAACAGAAGATGCTATCGCAGTTGTTGCTAAAACAATTGAGTGGGCTTCATTCTATGGTGATTCTTCATTAACTTCAGAACCAGGTGGAGAAGGTCTTGAATTTGACGGATTAGCTAAATTAATTGATAAAGATAACGTAATTGACGCTCATGGTGAATCATTAGATGAGAAAACATTAAACGAAGCTTCAGTACGTATCGGTAAAGGCTTTGGTACAGCTACAGATGCTTACATGCCTATTGGTGTACACGCTGACTTTGTTAATAATATTTTAGGTCGCCAAGTACAATTAATGCAAGATAATAACGGTAACGTTAACACTGGATACAGTGTGCAAGGTTTCTATTCAGCTCGTGGATTTATCCGTTTACACGGTTCTACAGTAATGGAAAATGAATTAATCTTAGATGAAGGTTTACAACCATTACCAAACGCTCCACAACCAGCTAAAGTAGAAGCTACAGTAGAAAAAGGTAAAAAAGGTAAATTTATTAAAGAGGAAGACCGTTCTGGTTTAGTTTACAAAGTTGTAGTTAACTCTGATGAAGCTCAATCAGCTCCTTCAGAAGCAGTAGAAGCTACTGTAACAGATGCTACAGACGCTGTTAAATTAACAATCTCTGTAAACTCTATGTATCAACAACAACCACAATTCGTTTCTGTATACCGTCAAGGTAAAGTAACAGGTCAATTCTACTTAATCAAACGTATTCCATTGAAAGACGTTAATGAAGAAGGCAAATTAGAATTCTTAGACCTTAACGAAACATTACCAGAAACAGCAGACGTATTTGTTGGTGAAATGTCTCCACAAGTAATTCACTTATTCGAATTACTACCAATGATGAAATTACCATTAGCACAAATTAATGCTTCAATTACATTTGCTGTATTATGGTATGGTGCATTGGCATTACGTGCTCCTAAAAAATGGGCTCGTATCAAAAACGTTAAATACATTGCATACTAAGATAGCTTAGTAAAATAAGAAAAATTTAATAAAATTTTATAGAGGGTAAACTTTGTTTATCCTCTTTTTTTATTATAACATGAAAGGAAATTAAAATCTATGCTTAATTATACAAAAAATAATATTGAAATGGCAACTCCATATGGAAAAGTTACAATTGATGATAAAGGTAAAGTAAATGGTTTAACTAAAGAACAAGAAAAAGAATTTGCTAATTTAAATGGTTTCACTTATACTGAAGATAAAAAATCACAACCTAAGAAAGAAACTAAAGAAGAATCTAAAAAAGAAGATACTAAACCTAAAACAACTACAAGAAAAACAAGCACACGTAAAACAACAACTAAAAAATCAGAAAATAAGTAAGGTGATAATATGGTAAACTCAATGTTTGGAGGGGGTTTAGACCCTTATGAAGGCTCTATGAATTATGAGTACCCTTACCACCCAGCAGGTAATCCTAAACATATTGATGTAAGTGAGATTGATAATATAACTATAGCAGATTATGGATGGACTCCTGATGCTGTTAAAGCTTATATGTTTGGTATAACTGTACAGAATCCTGATACAGGACAACCTATGGGTGATGAATTTTATTATCATATTTTAGAAAGAGCAATAAGTAAAGCAGAGCATATATTAGATATATCTATATTACCAGATATTCAAAATGAGTCTAGAGATTACTATGAGACAGAATTTAATAGTTATATGTTTGTACATGCTTATAAGAAACCAATATTACAAGTAGAGAATTTACAATTACAATTTAATGGTAGACCAATATATCACTACCCAGCTAACTGGTGGAAAGTAGAACACTTAGCAGGACATGTTCAATTATTTCCTACAGCTTTAATGCAGACAGGACAATCTATGAGTTATGATGCTGTATTTAGTGGGTATCCTCAATTGGCAGGTGTATATCCTCCTAGTGGTGCTACTTTTGCTCCACAAATGATAAAACTTGATTATATATCAGGTATGCTACCTCGTAAACGAGCAGGTAGAACTAAACCTTGGGAGATACCACCAGAGCTAGAGCAATTAGTTGTTAAGTATGCATTAAAAGAGATTTACCAAGTATGGGGTAACTTAATTATTGGTGCAGGAATAGCAAATAAATCATTAGAAATAGACGGAATTTCTGAGACTATAGGTACTACACAATCAGCTATGTATGGTGGAGCTAGTGCTCAGATAATTCAAATAGATTCAGATATAAAAGAGTTATTAGACGCTTTACGTTCTTATTTTGGAACTAATATGATAGGCGTTTAAGGAGTGGATTTAATTGGAAAAACCATATATGATTAGCCAAGGATTTAACGGAAATGTATTCAATAAGTCTACTTCTTATGCTTACTCAGGTGAAGTAGACCAAGTAGAGAAAGAAAATAAAACAGCAAGATTAGAATTTGATACCAAAGATATGAGAAGATTTACAAAAGATAGAGGTATTAAAGTCTTGTGGGAGCGTGCATATTTTTGTACTTGTCTAAACCCAGAGACAGGTTCTCCTAGACTAGATTGTCCTAGATGTCATGGCAAAGGTATTGCATATTTACCAGCAGAAGAAACTCATATGATGATACAATCACAAGAGAAAGGAACACAAAATATAGACATCGGTTTAGTAGATACAGGTACAGCTATAGGAACAACAAAATTAGAAACTAGAGTTTCTTATAGAGATAGGTTTACAGTACCTGAAGTGTTAATGCCTCAATCATTAGTTTATTTTGTAAATGGTGAACGTATTAAAAAAGGTATACCTTTATACTATGACGTTAAGGAAGTAACATTTATAACTACACAAGAAAAAGTATTAAATGAAAATGATTATAAGATAGAGAATTGTAGATTATTTTTAAATGAACAATTTAAAAATTCAACTGTTTCATTAAATATTTTAATGACTTTAAGATATGTTGTATCCGATATTTTAAAAGAAAGTAGATACCAATATACAACATTTAATGAACCAAAACCAAGATTTGAAAACTTACCTCAAAAATTACTTCTTAAACGTGAAGACGTTATTGTACTACCAGACCCGTATGTAATTAATGATGCTTTAGAAGAAGATATTGAATTACAAGTTGAAGACCCTAAAGCAAAATCAGGACAAGGTTCATTAGGTGGATTCTTTAATGGAGCATTTAAATAATGGCTAAAAAAGTAAAAGCTACTAAAAAACCTACTATATTTAAGAATGGTAAGCAGGTAAGTAGGAAGACTATAGATTCAATGCGTTCTGATATACTCGATAAACTACAAGCAACCGCACAGCAAGTAGATGATGTTTATATCAAACGTATGCCTACTTATTTAGAAGTGACAGAAAAGAAATTAGAAGAAAAAGGAGTAATAGACTTAAAAAAAGCCTTTGCTAAATCTTCTAAAAAAAGAAGAACTAAAAATGGTGGCTGGTACTTGATTGTACCAATACGTATAAAAACCAGTCGAATGAACAGGGATACTTATCAAGATATGCGTAAGTTACAAATACCTTCAGGTAAAAGTTCAGCTAGTTCTTTAACATCATATTTACAAGCAGTGAGTAAAGGTAGAAATATAACTCACCCGTCAATGAAACCTAAATCACCTAGTAATAACATGACTAAGGTAAGACGTAAACCTAAGAAGAAAGCTTCATACTTTATATTCAGAACAGTATCAAGTAAATCACCTTCTAGTGCTTGGGTATTAAACAGAGATAAAGTAAATAGTGATAATTTTTCTAAAACTACTTTAAATAACGTTAAAAACTTAATGAACTGGAAAATGAGAAATATAAGATAGTAAGGAGGTATATTAATGGCTATATCATCAGTAGATTCATATTTATTAAAAGAAATTAAGCCTAGATTACGTACAGTGCTAGACAATTGTTATATTATAAATGAAGTTTTAAAAGACTTTGATGAACAAGCTAGAAATAACTTTATAGAATCTTTTTGTGGTAAAAATGCACAACATGAAATTACTATAGGGTATAACTTTCCAGAATTTAAAACCAACCATGAAGCTCATTACCTTATCCAATTAGGACAAGGGCAAGAAGTAGGAACAGCTCTTGGTGGAGTTCAAGGTAGTTATTTTGAAAATAGTAATAATACTTATGTTGAGAATTCAGTAGCACAAAGAGAAGGAGATAAGCTAGTATTTACAGTAAGTAATCCAATTCATTCAGTAATTAATGTAGATGATGTAGTATTTGCTAAAGATGATGATATGAAATTTAAAGATAATAAAATCTACTTTAATTATAACTTTAATGAAGATTATGAAGGGTATAACGCTATAATTACTTACGTTGAAAAAACAGATGATACTAAAGGTATTGTAAAAGGTATGAATGTAGAAGAAAGTATTACAGTAGTAGGGTTATCATATAATGTTGATGTTGCTAGATGTATGGATGCTGTATTAAGAATGATATTAATATCTATGCGTGATAGTATTGAAGAGCAACAAACATTTCAACTACAGAAGTTAAGTTTTGGTGATTTAGCACCAATTATTGATAACGGTAGTGATTATATTTTTGGAAGACCTACAATTATTAGTTATACTTCATCTTCTGATTTAGATTATACAATAACACAAGAAATAAATAAGATAACCTTTAAAGAGAGGGCTGTAAATAATGGCACAAGCAAAGAAATCAACTAAAAAAAGTAATAAATCATCTTTTAATGGTTATATTCATATTGATACTTTTATTGATATTGCTAAAGTTATGTTTGGTTTAACACCAGGACAAGCTGAAGGATTTAAAGCATATATGAATGGTAAACATTACCAGTATAAAGATGAAGATTTTTTACCTTACCTGGAAGAGTATACAGGTAAGAAATTTGATATTTAAAGATAGGAGAATTTAGAATATGGCAAATGATTATAAAGAAGTATTCCCACGTAGACCTATTACGAGACCTCATGCTACTATTGAAGTAGATTCATCAGGTATCGGCGGTTCAGCAAGTGCCAGTGAAAAAACTTTAATGTTAATTGGTAAAGCTGAAGGCGGGGAACCTAACCAAGTTTATAAATTACGTAACTATTCACAAGCAAAACGTACTTTCCGTTCAGGTGAGCTTTTAGACGCTATTGAATTAGCTTGGGGTTCTAATCCTAACTACACAGCAGGTCAAATTTTTGCAATGCGTGTAGAAGACGCTAAGCCAGCATCTGTTGAAAAAGGTGGTTTACGTATCGTATCAGATATTTACGGTAATGCGTCTAATAATATTCAAGTAGCTCTAGAGAAAAACAACTTAAGTAAATCATTACGTTTGCGTTTGATTTTTGAAAACGACAGATTTAATGAAGTTTATGACAACATTGGTAATATCTTTACAGTTAAATATACTGGTGAAGAGCCTAAAGCTACTGTTTCTGTAATCCATGATGATGAAACACAAAAAGCTGAAAGTCTAGTATTAAAAGTTGGAGATAATGTTGTTAAATCGTATGACTTAAGTGGTGGTTTATATAAATACACTAACGAAGTTATTACAGATATTAATCAACTACCAGACTTTGAAGCTAAGTTATCACCTTTTGGAGATAAAAACATTGAAAGTACATTACTTGACCCAGTAGAAGATTTAGATGTTACAGATAAAGGTGCTTATGTAACAGCTATTTTTGGTGACTTACAAAAACAAACTGAATATAATGGTTTAATTCATTTTGAACGAGTACCAGAAGACGTATCTAATTCAAGTGATGTAACAGTAGATGCTGGAGAAGACAATGCCACAGTAACAGCAACAACAGAAGAAGGTGCAAAATTTAAAACTATTGAACCTTTCGAGTTAACTAAACTTGAAGGTGGTACTAACGGAGAAGAGCCTACAAGCTGGGCTGATAAATTCGAGAAATTTGCTCACTTAGGTGGATACTATATCGTACCATTATCTTCTCGTGAATCTGTACATGCAGAAGTAGCCCACTTTGTTAGAGAACGTTCAGATGCAGGGGAACCTATGAGAGCTATAGTAGGTGGAGGAATAGCAGAACATAAAGAAAAACTTTATGGAAGAGCTTCTTCATTAATGAACCCTCGAGTATCTCTAATCGCTAACAGTGCTACTTTAGGTATGGAAAATGGTCGTAAATTACATGCACCAGCTTACATGGTAGCAAGTGCTGTAGCAGGTCTAGCATCAGGTTTAGGTATTGGAGAGTCAATTACATTTAAAAACTTGCATGTCAATGGTTTAGATAACATTTATGATTCTACAGACCTAGATGAATTAAATGAAAATGGTATTATTAGTATCGAGTTTGTTCGTAATAGAACTGTTACAAACTTCCGTATTGTAGAAGATGTAACTACTTACAATGATATGTCTGACCCTATTAAGTCAGAAATGGCTGTAGGTGAAGCTAATGACTTCTTAGTTTCTGAATTGAAGAGAGAATTAGAAAATGAGTTCATTGGTACACGAACAATTAATACAAGTGCTTCAATTATGAAAGATTTTGTAATTTCTTACTTAGAACGTAAGAAACGTGATAATGAAATTCAAGACTTCCCACCAGAAGATGTACAAGTTATCATCGAAGGTAAAGAAGCTAGAATCTCATTAACTATTTACCCTATCAGAAGCATTAAGAAAATTTCTGTAAGTCTTGTTTATAAACAACAAGCATTACAAGCCTAATTAGGCTCTATTGAGGAGCCTAATGGCTCCTCTATATATAAAATATAGGAGAGTGAATTAAATGGCATCACAAGCTAAACAAACAGTCCATACTGGTAATACCGTATTGTTGTATATTAAAGGTAAACCAGTAGGAAGAGCACAATCAGCAAGTGGTAGACGTGAATACGGAACTACTGGTGTGTATGAAATTGGTTCAATCATGCCACAAGAACACGTTTACTTAAAATATGAAGGTACGTTAACAGTAGAACGTTTACGTATGAAAAAAGAAAACTTTGCAAAATTAGGATATGCTTCACTAGGTGAAGAAATTCTTAAAAAAGATATTATTGACATTCTTGTTATTGATAATTTAACTAAACAAGTGATTATCAGTTACCATGGCTGTAGTGCTAATAACTATAATGAAGAATGGAGAACTAATGAAATCGTAAATAAATTGCGACCTTAAAGAGTAATCTTTATTGAATAATTTATCTAATTCATGGAACACCCTAACGTAAAGGCGAGGGCAATCATGAGCTAAGCTCTTTATTTAAAGAGAAAGTGCAACGACTATCCTTGGAACGGACATGAAAACTGTCAACAGGAGTAGGGCTCAAGTTAATGGAGTAGGTGAGAACCCTTTAAATCGAAATGGTAAAAATCCTATAGTAAAAATAGGATTGTGATATAGTCTAGACTTATAAGAAACTATAAGAAGTTCATAAGAGAACTGGTAGAGTGTTACGAACTCTATTGAATGTAACGGACTGAAGAAATTGAATTTAGCTACCTTTAATTTATAGAGGCTATGTTTGGTGACAAGCATAGAAAACACCTTAAATTGCGTGAAAGTCTTAAAGACTAGATAACTACAAAGTAATCCGAAAGGATAAGCTTGATAGTTGAGAAATCAGAAAAAATATCTAGTATGGTATAAGGTTAAATCCTAAGTACTCAAAGCAATAGATGATATGCAGGCAAGCCTACAAAGTGGGAAGCTTCAACGACTATAATAGGTGAGTCTTTAAATTACATTAAAGATTATGGTATAGTCTACTCCCTTTAAAATATATCGAGAGATAGGGTATAAAGGACAGCAAGTGACAAAGCTTAATTCAACTATAAGACCTGGGATAACTCAGGTCTTTAATTTTATATTTGCTTTATCAGAAGCAGTGTGTTATAATGTTAAATATAAGGAGGTAATAATATGGGAAAAAATCAATATACATTTGATATGAATAAGAATAAAGATAAATGGTATGAATGGTGTAAATTACAAAAGGTAAAACCTTTAGTAGAATATAAAAGTGCACAACAAATATTTTATTTTGAATTTCTTGAAGGTAAGTTTAAAGGACTAGTAGGAAAAACATATTGGGCTAGTATAAATAGAGGTTCTAATATGCGTATGAGTTGCTTAACTCCAGAAAGTAAAAATAAGTATCTAAAAAATTTAGGAAAAAGAAAAGGAATAGATATACTTGAAGATTATAAAGGAGGAAGAAAATTAAAACATAGATTTATCGTTTTAGAAGGTAAATATCAAGGTTGTGAAGGTTATATAACTTTAAATGATTTAGAGCAATTAGGCAGAGTAGATGCTAGAAGCTTATCTGAAAAAGGAAGAAAGCAGTATTTTGATAAACAGTCAAAACTTAGAGATTGTATTATTTTAGAATACCCTAAAGAGTATAGAATAAAAACTAAAGATAAGATAGTAGTGAAAGATAAGGAAGGTCACGTACATAAGATTATAGTTCAAGACTTTTTTGATAAGACATCGTTACTAGAATTATCGTATGCTAGTGAAGGAGAGAAAGTAGTTAAAGAGATACTTAATAAAAATTTTATAAAATTTGAAAAAGAAAAATCATTTAGAAATAAAGAAAATAGAGTACAAAGATTTGATTTTTATATTAATGAAAATAATAAAGAGTATGTAATAGAATATAATGGAGAACAACATTATAAGGATTCTTCAGGTTATTTTAAAGATACTCTAGAAATAACTCAGAAAAGAGATAAACTTAAAAAAGAGTATTGCAAAGATAAAGGAATAGAATTATTAATCATTCCTTATACAATAACTGACAAAAAAGAAATGGAAAAAATGATTTTAAAATTTTTAAACAAATAACCCTTGACAATAATCAAGGGTTAAATTATAATTAAGGAGAGAAATACATGAATAATAGACAAGCAAAAATTAAAGGTTTTAATATGTTTCATTATTACGATTATCCTACAATTAAAGGTAAATTTAAGAAAATAATGAAATGTAAATCAAGAACAGAATTAAAAAAATATTTACAAAAAGAAAGGAAGAATTATCTTGACAGATAGAAAAAGTATTGGTAAGATGAGTAAGACAAGAGCAACATGGCATATCAAACCACATACTCAAGTTAAAAAAGATAAGACTAAATATACTAGAAAAATAAAACATAAGAAAAGAGATGATTATTAATGGCTAAGACATTTTATTCAGAACGAAGAACAACTTGTAAAAGTAGACAAAGAAAGAAACATATAAATCAAATGACAACATCAGAATTACTTCATTGTAAAAATTTATTACAGTATTCTTTGATGATTAATGATAAGTTCATTTTAACAAAACACACTAAAGATAAACTTAAAACATTCCTTAACTTAGGAAAATTAAAAGGTATGATTTATTCAGATAGTTTTAATTTAGATAATATTATAGAATATAATGAAACAGTCTTAGGTGAAAATACATATAAAAGAGTATTAGTTAGACATCCAGAAATTGTCACAGTAGAAAATAAAGTATGTTATCAATACTGTGTAATAGAAATTCAAACAGGTAAGATAATTACAGTGTATTATAATAAAACACATGATAGTCATAAAACATTAGATTTAAGTTATTACGATGAGAGTTTAAAAATTATTAAAAGGTGATTATATGGAGTTAATAGAAATTTATTTTATTATTCTGAATGTACTTATTATTATTGTATCTAACATAGTATTAATATCGTTTACAATTATTAATAAAGATAGAGGAGACGTAAGTAAGTATTACGGTATTTCTATTGGATTAATTATTGCATGGATTATTACTAATATACCATATTGTATTATCGTAATTTTTTACATGTAAATGTTGACAAACTAATAAAGAGAAGATATAATAAACTTATAAATAATTAAAGGAGATTGATTTAAATGAAATTAACACAAGTAAGATTTGAAATGGAAAAAGAATTAAGAACATTCCCAGAAGGTAATAGTAAATATGATGCAATTAAAGTAAATAGTATTTTAGATATTTTTAAAGAATCAGTTAAAAAGGTTGAAAAGATAACTCGTAAATATATCAAAGGACAAGAAGTACTTACTATTGATTATAAGTACTATGATTCTTTACAAGAATATTATGATTATTTACTACATAATAAAGAAGGAATTAAACAAGGGCTAGAAGAAATTGTAGAGTATACAAAAAACTTGGAAAAGTAATTTTGATATTTGATTAAAGTGTGATATAATAAAATTAATACAAAACCTATACTATCTGTTATATTAATTATGAATAATTAAATAGTATAGGTTTATTTTACGTTAAAAAGGAAGGTAAATTTATTATGGCTGAAAATAATACACAAAATAATAACACTGATGAATTACAGGAGTTAAAGAGAAAGAAAGAACAAGAACAAGACAATACAGTTTCAAGAGTTATTCGTGGAGTAAATGATGTTTTTGAGAAATATTATAATTTTAAAGAAATTAAATTAGATTTCAATATTAAATTAAGAGTACCTAATGCATTAGAGCAAGGTACAATTAACGCTATGCGTTCAAATTACTTAGGAGGTATGGATTTATACCAAAGCGATGAGATTTACAAAGCGTATCAAATGTTAGCAACAATTCAAGTCGTAGGTGTAGAAGTACCTGATGAGTTAAGTGACCCAGAAAAAATATATAACTTAATACCTTTAGTACGAGTTTACGATGATTGGATTGATTTCCTAGGTACCTTTCGTAGGTAACAGAGATAAAGAAATCTCTGATTCAGGTGGTATGCAAGCAATTGTTAAAAGACCTTTATCTAGGAATATGTGGGCTATAATGCGTGAATTTAAAGTATTGCCTACAGACCCTAATTTCAAAAATTTAGATTCATATCAAATACAATTTATTATTGAAAGCATGAATCTTGATGCTAGAGAAATGGAAAGACGAAGTAAAGGTTACGATAGTACAGTTGAAGACGATGATACTTCATGGTACGATGAATCACAAGAAGAATTCGAGCCAGTACCAGACTTCTTAGATGCTGAAGACTTAGCAAAACAAGCCTATGACAGACTTTCAGAATCAGAACGTATTAAGATGACTGAACGTGCAGAAGCTGAAGAAGATGATGAGGAAGCAAGAGAAATTCATAAAAATAAAATGGCACAAATTCAAAAGAATATTGAAGAGCTTGACAAACAAGTTAACAATACTAGTGATAATCAAGAAGAGTACTCACAACAAAGTATTGAAGACGCACTTAATGAGTTTGACGATGATGATTTATATATGTAGGGTGGTAGGATGTTACTACCACCTTTTTTTAAAGTATAGGGCGGTGATTACTTAATGGCAATGAATGATAACTATAGATTGAATATATCAGGTGATAGCTCTCAGTTAGAGAGTAGTTTAAAAATCATACAAGCTTATATGGATGCTATAGAAAATATGGAGCTTGACAAACCGATTGACGGTATGGCTGATAAACTAAAAATTATAGCATCTCAATTTAAAAGAATTAAAGATATTGCTGATAAAACTGATGGTAGTGCTTTTATATCTTCTAAAGATATGAATACAGTAGTAGATTCTACAAGAAAAGCTACTAAAGAAATTAATGATTTTAAAGATGCTATATCCGATGCTCAAAAAGAGCAAATAGCAATGGGTAAAGCACCTAATACAAATTTACAAAAATCATATGAAAAATTAAATAATACTTTAGAATCTATGACTGAAAATCTAGATGAGTTTTCTTCTAAAACTGTAGGTACCGATAGTGGTATTAATACACGTATACAAGACATGAAGCGTCTAGGTGAAGCTACAGATGATTATTATGAATCTTTAAATAATGCTATGACAGCTCAGCAAAAGATGAAACAGATAAGAGCTTCTGAGTATAGAGTAAGACGTAATTTAGATAAATCAGAAATATCAGGTAGAATGTCTTATGATACTGGTACTCAAACTAAATCAGCAATCGGTAAATCTCAATTTATGCGTAGAGATTCAGCTGATTTAAAAAAACAATTAGCTGATTTACGTAATAGAGATAAAAACGATACATCAATGTCTAATCTTAATAGGAGATTTACAAATAAAGAAATTGATAAATCTACCTATCAACAAGAAAGAGCACAAATAGAAGCTAACAATAAAGCTAGAGCTAAAGAGATTGATTCCATTGAAAAATTAATACGACAAATGGATACTACATCTAACTACTTTGATAATGTAGCTAGTAAACAGATGAATGACCGAAGAATAGACCCAGCTAGAGGAACGTTTAAAGGTATCTTTAGAGAACGTGCACCTTCCATTGCTTCACACGGTGTAATGGCAGGCATGGCTGTTGGTGGCGGTATGTACATGAAAGGTAAGTCTTTAAGTGAAACAAACCGACCACAAAAAATAGCCTTAGGTCAGCAAATGGGTACAAGTGATTATAAATCAGTAAGACATAATTTTGAAGAGATGTCAATAGATAATCATCTAGGTTATAATAGTACTGATATGCTTAAATTTGCTTCAGACTACATGGGAAGTGTAGGATATAAAGGTCAAGACAATGTAAATAGTGGAGTTAAAGAGCTAGCTACAGGTGGAAAAGCGATGGGTATCGCAGACGACCAAGCTTATAGAGACTCTATGAATACGTTAATGCACACTGGTGCTATTGATTCTGGAGCAGATATTAAAGATATACAAAGTGCTTTCTTAGGCGGACTAAAAGAATCAGGAATGGTTGGAAGAAATGAAGAGCAATTAAAAGCTTTATCTTCAATTGCTGAGTCAGTCGGTCAAGGAAGAACGATGACAAAAAATGATTTAAGTAATGTATCATCTATGCAATCTATGTTAGCATCTTCAGGTTCTAAAGGATTACAAGGACAACAAGGTGCAGAATTCATGTCAAGCCTTAATGATGGAATTAGAAATGGTATGCAAGACCCTTATATTAGAAATGCAATGGGTTGGGGCTCACAATACCAAGGTTTAGAAGGTAGGTATGATTTACAAAAACGTATGGATAAAGGTATTGCCGACCCTGAAAATGTATCAGACCTTTATCAACAAGCTACTCAAGTATCAAGCTCTAAAAAAGGACAAAAGATAGCCTTTAATGAAAGCCTAAAACAAATGGGTGTAGATGCTACCTTAGAACAGTCTGATGAGTTATTTAAAATGGCTGAAGAAGGTAAGCTAACTAAGAAAGCTTTAGAAGACTATAAAAAGAAAACATCTAAAGAAGGTTCTAAAGAAAGAGATAAAAACTCTAAAGATTATAAAGAATCACAAGAAGGTAAAGACGACCAAGGAAAAGCTAAAGCTGATAGATTAGCAGAAAACCTTTACGATATGACTGGAAAAATAAGGAATGTTAATACAGCATTAATGAGTTTACCTCCACTTATATATTTAACAGGAGCTAGTTTAATGGCTCTTGTTGCTTCTTTAACGAAATCTATAGCAATGGCTAAAGGCTCTGAGATGATAGGAAGAAGAGCTAACGGAGAAAGTTTATTAGGTAGAGGTAAAGGAAGAAACAATAGAGCAGGAGGTCGTAGAGGAAGAACAGATAATGGTTCTGGAACTCCAATAGGTGGTGGAGGTTCCCCTAAAAAACCTAATGGTAATGGTGGAGGAACATTCCATAAAGGCTCAACAGGTAGAAAAGGCGGAAGACTTGGAAGAGTTGGTGATTTTGGTAAAAGACTTATTCAAGTTGGAGAATATAAACCTACCGATACAAGCCGAGGCGGACAGATAAAAGGTTTAGGAGATTTAGGTAAGAAAATAAAAGGTGGAACAACTAGAGCAGGAGAAGGCATTAAAGGAATTGATTGGAAAGGACTCGGAAACAATGCTAAAAACATTGGTAGAGGAGTTGTTTCCAAAGGTCGAGGAATTGACTGGAAAGGAATAGGAAGTAATGCCAAGACAACAGGAAAAGGTATAGTCTCTAAAGGAAAAGGTCTTTTATCTAAAATACCTAAAGGCAAAGGCGGAACAAGTGGTATAACAGCAGGAGCTAGAGGTCTTAAAGGATTAGGAAAAGGAATTCCATTATTAGGATTAGGTATATCAGCATTAGATATAGGTAGTTCTCTTAAGAGCGGTAACAAAGAAGCTATAGGAGGAAGCATCGGTGGAGCTACAGGAGCTACCGCAGGTGGAGCTATTGGTGCTACTATAGGTTCTGTAATACCAGGATTAGGAACAGCTATAGGTGGTATTGCTGGAAGTACAATAGGAGGAATAGTTGGAGATAAAGCTGGCTCAGAAGTCGGTAAAAAAGGATTGAAAAAATCTTTAGGTATCGGATGGACTAAACCTAAATCTTATAAAGACTTTGGTCTTGTAGGAAAAGCATGGCATGGATTATTTGGAAGCAAAAAAGGTAAAAATAAAAACATACCAACAAACGACCCTACCAAAATAGGATTTTTAGGAGGAGCTGGAAAAGGTGGAATGGGTTCACCTTCAGATGATAAAGTAAAAAGAAATCCAGCACTTATTAGTATGGCACCACAATTAAGTCATCAAGGTTTAAGTGAATTTGAAAAAGAGGGAGATAAAGAAAATAAAAAAGGAATTTCAGGATTTAGAGGTAACGATTGTTACAAACAAATTGCCTTGCTAGTAGCGTAAGTTGCTAGTATCGGGTGTTAAATGCTAAGAATCCGTAAAGCTAACTTAACTAAAACAGAATCCGAAAGGATAAATGGAAAAGTTACGAAAGTAGAAAAAATAAGTTAGATGTGCTAAGGTTAAACCCTAAGGTATACGTAATCGGTCTTTAGCAGGGAAAGTCCTAAGTCAAAAGATAAGGAAGACCCTCAACGACTATCTCCTGACGGGAGAGTAAAACCACAAGCTATTGGTGGAAGAAAAATACCCACCCTATAATAATAGGGAAGTCAAATAGTCTACACACGTAGTGAAAGCTAGTGACTAGGAATAGACCTAGGGCTTAGAAGTAGCGTTCTATAGCTAAATAAAGTTAAAATATATAAGTTTTTAAATTTTATTCCAACTTTATATTTTTAAAAAAATAACTATCCTTCTAAGACCTATATAAAAGGATAAAATTTATAAATGTTTTATATATTTTAACCTATGGTAAGAAGAAGGGTAAGAAGAGAAATAATCTAAAAGAAAGATTTAGACTTGAAACTTTAAGAGAGAAAAATGCACGAGAACAAAATAAAAACATACCTGTATTAAGCCAATTCTTTGATAACGTAATAGCTAACCTAGAATCATCAGACTCTGGAGGAGATGATGAAGGCGGTTCTGTAGGTGAACTAGATTACTTAAATGGTAAAAACTTTACTAATTCAGATATAACTAAACACGATTTAGGTAAAACAGCTAAGGGCGTTAATGCTAAGATGTTAAATAAATGGATTGACGCTATGGCTCCTAAAAATTCTAAAATGCGTGGTTTAGGAGAAATATACATGAAAGCAGGTAAAGCATCTGGATTAGACCCTCGTTACTTAGTAGCACATAGTGCTGTAGAAACAGCTTGGGGTACTTCCAACCTATCACATGGAGGAGACCCTAAAAAAGGTAACTGGTACGGAATTGGTGCGTTTGATAACAATCCTAATAACGGATTTAATTATGGTTTAGGTATTGTTGGTGGAGCTAAGTGGATAGCTAAAAATTTCTATAGTAGAGGACAAAAAACACTACACAAAATGCGTCATAATGGAGGACAACATGAATATGCAACAGCAGGAAACTGGGATACAATGATTGCTAGTATAATGGGTAGTTCAGATAAATTCTTAAAAGGTGGTAAAGGTGGTAGGTTTTCACCTCCACAGACAGAAACAGTAGAATCAACAACAAGAAGTAAGAATTTAGACTTAAATTTAACTATTCCAGAAGGTTATGATGTAGATAAAGCAAGTGATATGATTGTAAATGAAGTAGTTAATTACATGAATAAAAATTTACAATACTAATATTTAAAAACTTATATACTTTAACGTATGGCATACTAGGAGATAAAAAGAAAAAAGGTAAAATGACTACCGAACAACTCAGAGAGAAAAATAATGCTTCTGAGACTAAAAACCTTAAAACTTATAAAAGTTTATTAGATAGAGCTGAACAATTAATAAATGATGCTAAATCTTTAGACGGAGGAGGAAGTGATTCAGGTAGTTCTGATGACTCTGACGTAGGGGATTCAGCAGGTGGAGATAAGAAAAAATCAGCTGATAAATGGAAAGATGATATTAGAAAAGCCGCCAAAGCAATGGGTGTTAAAATATCAGATAAAGATGTAGACGGAATAGCAAGTCTTATTCAAAAAGAATCTGGTGGAGACCCTAAAATAAAACAACAAATTAAAGATATAAACAGTGGCGGTAATGAGGCACAAGGTCTTTTACAATATGTTCCTAGTACTTTCAACAACTATAAAGTAAAAGGACATGGAAACATTCATAATGGATACGACCAATTATTAGCTTTCTTTAATAATAAAAACTGGAAGAGCGACTATAACCCTAACGGTGGTTGGTCTCCTACAGGAGGAAGAGCTAAAGGAGGTAAAGGTGGTAGATTCTCAGCACCACAAGAACCTGTAAGTCCTGTGACAAGTGCTTTACTTAACAATACAGCACCTTTACCTACAAGAAGCTCTAATAGTAATTCAATGTCTAGTAACGTGAATAATAACAATAATGTTAGAGTTAATGTGAATGTACAAGGTAATCAAAATAATTCTGAAGAATTAGGAGAAGCTGTAGAAAGTAAGTTTAATAATGTTATGAATACAGATTTAAGTATCTTCTCCAATCAATATAGAAGAGTTTAATAAGGTGGTTTATAAACCACCTTTTATACATATTTTTTAACAAAGGACAGATTTAAATGAAAAGGATAAGAAGACCTGATATAAGATTAGAATTCGTTACAGATGAAAATATATTTACTTTAAGATATAGTAATGCTGTAGAAGTTACAGGAGAGCAAGTAGGAAATAAAGTCCTAGGTTTCCAAACTAAAAATGCTATGTCAGATGATAGTGCTACTTTTGTCATTACTCTAGCAGGAGATACAAATTGGGATAAAGCTTTAATGATTAATGATATTGTTAAGATTTATATTAATCCTAATCCAGCAGATGATAAAGAAGGACTAGTATTAGTAGGTATGATTTCTCAAGTATCTAAAATAGGAAGTTACAGCAACGACCAAACCACATATAGAATAACAGGTCAAGCTTTCTCTAAACCTTTTATTAAATTTGGATTAGGTGTAATCCAAGAGGTTCAAGCTGTATTACCAGCAACAGGTTGGTTAGTAGATGGTGAGAAAATAAAATTTAGTGGTTCTAATGCTAGTCAAATAATGAAAGAGGTATTAGATTATTTTATACCATTTATGAGATATAAGTACGATGATGGTAAAGGTAACCATAATAAGACTATATCCGACCATTTTTCTTGGGATGGTTTAGATAGCTGGACTGCATTTGAAAATCTTAAAGATACCACTCAATTAACTAACTTTGATGGTAGTTTAAAACAAATGATGGATATGATTACAGCTAAACCATTTAATGAATTATTCTTTAGAAACGGACAAGATAAAAACGCTGATAAAACACAATTAGTTATGCGTAAGACACCTTTTAATGAATCTCAATGGAAAGCTTTAGATTATGAAACAGTAAGTTCTGAAGACTTTGTAGAAGAAGATGTAGGTAAATCTGATGTAGAGACATATTCTATTTTTACAGTTACAACACCACAAATGCTTAAAACAATGGAAGCTGATGTATTTTCTAAACCACAATATCATAAAGAGCTTGTTGATAGATATGGTTATTCTAAATTAGAAGTAGAAAATATGTATATACCTATTGAAGAGAACTCATCTACAGAAGATGATAACAATGATGCTGGAGATGAACAAGAATCTTATGATAAAGTAATGAAAGACCTTAAAAAAGAAGGTAAAGATAAAGTATCAAAAGCAAAAAATAAATGGGTTAAAAAGTTAGCTAGTAAATATAAAGGATTAACGAAAGAAAATGCACAAGAAATAGTTGACAAATTCTCAAAAGATGGTAAACTAAGTGAAGAAGATTATAAAAAGATTATTGATAAAAGAGATGCTGGAGCTCAAAAAGGTACTTACGATAAAGTATTAAAAGACCTTAAAAACCAAGGACAACAAGAAGTAAATGCAAAACAAGAAGGTTGGGCTAAAATACTATCTAGTAGATATCATGATTTAACTAAAGACCAAGCTAAAAAATTAGTAGCAGAGTTCTCAAAAACTGGAAGTATCTCTGAAAGTAAGTATAAAGAAGTTACAGGTAGAAGTGCGGAGTCAGACCAACAAATAGACAATAGACCTATAGCAACTGTATCTAAGCTTAAAGAGAAACTTAAAAAACACTTCCCTGATAATAAATCTTTTGAAGGAGAAGATGGTAAAAAGAATAAGAAAAAAGCTATTGATGATTTAGCAAATAACTTTAGATTCGGTAGTAAAGCAGAAGCTGAAAAACTTGTAGAAAAATATATGGAATATAAAGGAACACCTCCTGACGACCAGATATATAAAGATTACATTAAGTCATTAGAGGAAATTAGTAATGCTAGTGCAGATGTAGGAGCAGATGCTACAGATAGTCCTATGTTGATATTTAGTAAAATGCTTTATAATTGGTATTACAATAATCCTAACTTCTATTCAGGAGATATAATTGTTTTAGGACACCACAAGTATGATTTAGGAAAACGATTGTTTGTTAAAGATGAACAACGTAATGATGTCTGGGAATTCTACATTGAATCAGTAGAACATAAATTTGATTACAAACAAGGTTATTATACAACTATAGGAGTAACTAGAGGACTTAAAGAAGCTGAAGTACCAGACGGAAGTCCTGTTAGATTTGCTCCACCTTGGGGACAATCTTCAGACTTTATTGGTGGTTTATTAGGAGAGAAATCACTAGCAGACATGAAATCAGAAGCCATAGCTGAAAAAAATAAAGGTAAAGATGGTGGCGGAGATGATGAAGGAGGAGACGCTAGTGGAGGAGAATCTCTTAAAAAATTAGAAAAGTACAAAGGTGATTTACCTAAGTGGGATAAGAAAACTTATCCAGGAAATCCTCAAACAGGTGGCTTGGTTGGTGAATGTACTTGGTATGTTTACAATAGACGTAAGCAGTTTGGTCTCTCTTGCGGAGGCTGGGGAGATGCTCACAATTACGACAACGCCGCCAGAGCACAAGGTATAGGTGTAGGAACAACACCTAAACGTGGTGCTATTCTTAACTGGGAGGCTTACAAAAGTGGAGACCACGGAACAGGTCATGTTGCTTTTGTAGAAGGTGTCTCTAAAGACGGTAAAACAATCCATATATCTGAGTACAACTATGCAAGTTACCATGCTTATGGTGAGAGAACGCTTAAAGTAAGTAGTTTACCTAAGGGAAATTATCACTTTATA